AAACCGTTAACCGAAGACCAAATCCAAGAGCTATACGACATAGCCGCAATGGAAGCCTGGAAGACCTTCGCAGCTTACCCGCCAGAAATATTCCCCATCATCTTCGCTAGAGCTATCGAGTCCTATCACGGGATAGAAGATAGACAAGCCCCAGAAGCGTAAGTACACTGCGACCAAAGGAGCACACTATGGCCAAGATGGGAAGACCCAGCATATACAACGCTGAACTAGCTGCGAGTATCCTAATTAGAATCAGTAACGGCGAGTCATTGCGTAGCATTACGAAGGACGAGGGGATGCCGACGCAAAGCTCGGTGTACCTGTGGTTGCTACAAAAGCCAGATTTCTCGGAGCAATATACGCGTGCACGGGAGGAGCAGGCTGACACATTAGCTGATGAGATCCTAGCTATTGCTGACGAGACGCCCGACTCTGTTACTGATGAGAAGGGGATTAGCCGCACCGATTCTGGCTGGGTAACCTGGCAGCGGAACCGCGTTGACGCCAGGAAATGGGTAGCCAGCAAGCTCAAGCCGAAGAAGTATGGCGAGGCCCTCAAGGTCGGTGGTGACAAGGATAACCCATTAGCGGTGACGGTGGGGACTGAGGTTTTCGATAGCGTGCTTGAGAACCTAGCGCTACAGAAGCAATTGCAGAAGCCGAAAAAATGAGTGACTTGGCCGAGATACTGAAAGACGAGACGGTTCGTCGTCAGTTCATGGCAATGCCCCCGGCACAACGGGCGGCTTACGGTTGGAGGATGCAGTGGCTATCTAAGGCGCACAGGCATCAGATATTACCTAGCGGCGACTGGTGGAGTGTTTGGCTTTTATTGGCGGGGAGAGGTGCCGGCAAGACCCGCACGGCGGCTGAGCAGCTGGCCTGGTGGGCCTGGACCGAACCTAACACCCGCTGGCTAGTCGGGGCGCCTACGAGCGCTGACGTCAGGGCTACCTGCTTTGAGGGGGATAGCGGCTTGATGTCGGTGATCCCTCCGATCCTGATTAAAGACTATAACCGCGCCTTCCACGAGATCACGTTGACTAACGGATCCCTCATCAAGGGGATCCCGGCGAGTGAGCCTGAGCGCTTCCGCGGTCCGCAGTTCCACGGTGGATGGTGCGACGAGCTGGCGGCCTGGGATTACCTCGACGCTGCCTGGGATCAGATCAACTTTAGCGTCCGACTCGGTAAGCATACCAGGCTGATCTGCACGACGACCCCGCGGCCGAAGGACTTGATCATCGACTTGATTGGCCGTGACGGTGACGACGTTGTTGTTACAACGGCATCGACCTACGACAACATAGCGAACCTGTCGAGTAACTTCCAGAAGCAGATCATGCAGTACGAGGGGACGAAGCTTGGTCGGCAGGAGATCTACGCCGAGATCTTGGATCCAGAGGAGTCTGGCATCGTCAAGCGGGAGATGTTCAAGCTCTGGCCAAACGGCAGGGAGTTCCCCAAATTTGAGTACATCATTCAATCTTACGACTGCGCCTACACGGAGAAGACGGTCAACGACCCGACGGCCTGCATAACGTTCGGCATGTTTAAACCGCTGGACGGTCCAATGTCCGTGATGGTAATCGACGCCTGGCAGGACCGGCTGCAGTACCCAGACCTGCGCCCGAAGGTCATTGATGAGTACGACACGATCTTCGGTGAGGGCAAGGAAAAGAAGCGGGTTGACCTGATCCTAGTTGAGGACAAGAGCGCCGGCATCAGTCTTATACAGGACCTGCAACGAGCTCACCTGCCGGTCCGAGCCTACAACCCTGGCCGCGCTGACAAGATGCAGCGTCTCAACATTGTCTCCAACATTATAGCTAGGGGCCGTGTCTGGATCCCTGAGAGCGGCGTCCGTAAGGGCTTCGTGCGCGACTGGGCAGAGGGGTTTGTCAGCCAGATCTGCAGCTTCCCAGAGGCCACGCACGACGATTATGTGGACGCGTGTACCCAGGCTTTACGCTACCTGCGTGACGCCGGCTGGCTAGAGATCGACGCACCGCCGCGGGATGACTATGATGAAGAGGACCTGATCGACTCGGGCATGATGACGACGCGTGTTAACCCCTACGCCGCATAGTCGGTAGACGGTTAACGGAGACCCCATGATAATTGACAGACTTACTATGTGGAGCTGACGATGGACTTACGCGATTGGTATCGAGCTGGGAACCACCTGCCTAACATGGCCAAGGGCGGTGAGGTGTCTGGCCCTAAGGGATTCGGACTTGCTGACGTGGCCCCGTTTGTGAGCCCAATGAGCATGAAGACCGGTGGCGAAGCTCGGACACGGGCAGGCACGAAGGTAAAAAAAGATGACATGATCCCTGGTGCCATGCGTGGCTTAGCGGAAACCTTAGGCGGCGCTGCGCGTGGTGCGGTGTCAACATTTGCTGGTGGCCCGGCAGATATTATCAACATGTTTGATCTCCCTAAGCTTATGACTGGCGAGTCTTACCAGATACCGTATGGCTCGGAGTACTTTAAAGAAAACCTGCCGTTTGCCCCAACGACTCAGACAGGCAAAGTCAGCCAGGAGTTAGGCGGCTTTGTGCCACTGCCGGTGAACGCATTGCCCCAAGCTCTCAAGGCTGGATCTAAAGCGCTTGGTCCTGCTATGGCCAATCTGCTTGAAAAAGAGATGAAGCGGTCCGGCATGATGATGGGGGTAGCTCCTGAGGGTGGGGCGCCTAAGGCTAGAGAGTTGAAGGGCGCCTTAGCTCCGACGAAAGAACCGGTCCGTGGCGAGACTAGCAAAGAGCTCAGGAAGCAGCAGAAGGAGCAATTAACCGACGTTGAGAAAGAGAAATTAGAACGAGTGCGCCAGACGTCGCCTGATGTTTATGATGCGACAAAGTTTATGACGCCGATGGAGCTCGGGAAAATATTAGCGGATCCAGACAGTATTCGCAAAATGGATCGGCTGTTAAACGTATTGCCATCTGCCAAGGAATTGGCCAGCGTCGCAAAGGCCGGTGAGCCCAAGCGTGGTTGGTATCGCGCATCAACGCAGGCTTTGATTGATGTTTTTGGCGTACAGGACGCACCCCGCTTTGCGTCATTGTTGGCCGCCATGTCGCCGCAGACATCCGTAGAGATGAATCTGTTGAACACATTGAACACCTGGAAGAACTGGACTGCTGCTGGCCGGCCGGTTGATCCTAGTGAAATTCGCAAAATAATGGGTGCATCGGTCGCCGGTACTAAAGGTGAGGAGTCTGTGCTTGAGGCATGGGCTAACAATTCCGTCCGGGCATTAACGGCGCGAGACCCAACAAAGGTAACGCTATCTGGGCCAAAGGTGGATTCGTTTTATAAAAATCTTACCGATGACGTATACAAGGTAACTAACGATGCGTGGATGGCATCGGGCATGGGCGTTGACCAAGGCCTATTTTCTGGATCCCCATCGGCAATTCAATTATTAAAAGGCGACCCAGGTCTATCCCCTGGATACATTGGTGCGTCTGCCCGAACACGGGAAGCAGGTCAAAAAGCCGGGATGTATCCATCCGAGGCCCAAGAGACTACCTGGTCCACCTTTATGCCATTGTATGAGATGCAGAGGGCAACGGGCTTGCCTGCAAGGGAGATCCTCCAGCGTGGGCTGTTAACACCGGATGTAATCCGCGGTACGCCAGATTTTGCTACGTTACTCGGCGAAGGTAAGTACGGGAGCATATTAGGGGAAGCTGGATATGGGGAGCAATTGGCTGGCCTCAAGCCAACGCCGTTTTCCTCGAAGACGCAAAGTTTATCGCTCGGTGAGCAGCGTGATTTAGAAAACGCAGCGAAGCGGCTTGAAAGCTTGCGTGATTTACGTGGCATGGAAAGCCGGGGACGTGTATTCCCTGGCGTAAAGATAAACAAGGAAACCGGCGAGATTATCCCGCCCGAGTCAGCCTTTGCGTATAGCACGCATGAATATGTGCCAGGCCGTGGGACTGGACATATGGAAGACCTAATCGACGCTCCCTTTGGCTCCCGTTCTAACTTCTCTAGTCGCGTGTCCTCGGCCTTTAGAGACCCTCAGGGGCTGGATATCATGCAACAGTCGGTAGGGTTAAAGCCCATAGCCACTCGCCCGATGACGGGTGCTTTCCGGCCTTCTGGTGACATCCCTTACCAAGGAACATTAAAAGCCCCAGACGTAAGTCGGCAGCCGATGGAGATCAGCCCAGGTTTTGCGTCTGGCGTTGAAGTGCGATTGATTCCAAATACAAAAACTGGCGCCCTAGAAATACCTGGGAATATTCAAAGGCAGTTAACTGGGGCCGAGGCTGGCCGCGGGTACATGACGGCACAAAGGGGTTCGCCGTGGCATGCAATGATGCCAGACGAAGAGGGAGGCAGCCTTGTTTTGCCATTAGAAAAGAAAGCCGACCCAGAAAAAATGGGATTAACGTCGGCATTACTTGGTGGCGAGTACGACTTAGCGGATACGGGCGCCGGCGTATCAGTCTTAAATTGGGGCGACATTCCAGCCGTTAAGGATGCTAAACAGTTATCTGCCTTAATGGGCAGCAAGGACGCACGAAGAGCTACTCAGACGGGTGACTACGTAGATTATGGTCCTGCCTGGGAACAGAAAGAGGGGTCCGGTGCTGCGACCCGTCAATTCTTAGATATTTACGGTGGACTGAGGGCGCCAGAAAAACAAGGCTTGTCTGCCGGCATGCAAGAAATATCTCCTGAGTTACTAGAGATTTATCAGTCTGTATCAAAAAGCAAGAAAATGCCGACGCGTGAAGACCTAATGAATGCGTTACGAATCATTCGTGACAAGGGGGTTCCTGGCTTGATCGCGGCTTTGGCTGCCGGCGAGGCTTTGCCTGCTGAGCAAGAGAAGCGTAAGGGCGGCCTTGCCCACTTATCACGAACTCAGGCCCACGGGCGAGGATAGCTTTGGTCTCTTCGTTTACTTCTTTCGACCCGCGTATCCAAAGTACGCGTTCAAAACCAGCTTTGACGCGCTGGCCGTCTTCTTGCGTGTATTCGACAACAAGAAATTCTCCGTC